GTCAGCCACCATGACATCCGGTGAGCGGTCCGGCGCAGTAATACGTGGTGTTTTTGATGACCCTGAAAATATCAGCTATGCCGGACAGGGCGTGCGCGTTGAAGGCTCCAGCCCGTCCCTGTTTGTCCGGACTGATGATGTGCGGCAACTGCGGCGTGGTGACACGCTGACCATTAACGGCGAGATGTTCTGGGTGGACCGTGTTTCTCCGGATGACGGAGGGAGTTGTTATCTCTGGCTCAACCGTGGGCAACCACCGGCAGTTAACCGGCGACGATAAACGCAGGGTGAATTATGGCGATAAAAGGGCTTGATCAGGCGATTGAAAATCTGAGCCGGGTTCGTAAAAACGCCATTCCGGCGGCTTCAGCAATGGCCATTAACCGCGTGGCCACAACGGCGATTAATCAGTCTTCATCACAGGTTGCCCGGGAGACAAAGGTACGCCGGAAACTGGTAAAGGAACGGTCCAGACTGAAACGGGCCACGGTCAGAAATCCGAATGCCAGAATTATCGTTAAACGCGGTGATCTCCCTGTGATTAAGCTGGGGATCAGGATGCTGGGCCGTCGTCCGGACAGCATACTTAAAGCTGGTCAGCATCGGTATCAGCGGGCATTTATCCAGCGATTAAAAAATGGTCGCTGGCATGTCATGCAGCGTGTGGCCGGGAAAAACCGTTACCCCATTGATGTGGTGAAAATCCCGATGGCGGCCCCACTGAAACAGGCGTTTGATGAGAATATTGACCGTATCCGGCGTGAACGTCTGCCCGGAGAACTGGCATACGCGCTGAAACAACAACTTAGGATTGCGATAAAACGATGAAACATACTGATATCCGTGCGGCAGTGCTGGATGCACTGGAGCTGCATGAACACGGGGCGACGCTGTTTGATGGTCGCCCCGTTGTTTTTGACGAAGAGGATTTTCCGGCCGTCGCGGTTTATCTGACGGATGCAGAGTATACCGGTGAAGAGCTGGATGCAGATACCTGGCGGGCCACACTGCATATTGAGGTGTTTTTACCGGCACAGGTACCGGATTCGGAGCTTGATCAGTGGATGGAAAGCCGGATTTATCCGGCGGTGACTGCGATCCCGGCACTGGCAGACCTGATTACGACGATGGTTACGCAGGGCTATGAGTATCGTCGTGATGACGATATGGCGTTATGGAGTTCTGCGGATCTGACTTATTCCATTACATACGAGATGTGAGGACGATATGGCAACACCAAATCCCCTTGAGCCGGTAAAAGGTGCCGGTACCACTCTGTGGGTTTACAACGGCAAGGGTGATGCTTATGCAAACCCGTTGTCAGACGATGACTGGCAGCGACTGGCTAAGGTGAAGGATCTGACGCCGGGCGAGATGACGGCAGAACCCTACGATGATAACTACCTGGATGATGAAGACGCGGACTGGACCGCGACCGGGCAGGGGCAGAAGTCTGCAGGAGATACCAGTTTTACGCTGGCCTGGAAACCGGGAGAAGAAGGTCAGAAAGGGCTTATAGGCTGGTTTGAAAGCGGGGATGTGCGGGCCTATAAAATCCGTTTCCCAAATGGCACGGTGGATGTGTTCCGTGGCTGGGTCAGCAGTATCGGTAAGGCCGTGACGGCGAAAGAAGTGATCACCCGCACGGTGAAAGTCACTAACGTGGGCAAACCTTCCGTGGCGGAAGAACGCAGCGAAATTACGCCGGCCACTGCAATTAAGGTGACACCGACATCCGGTACGGTGGCAAAAGGGAAAACAACCACCCTGACTGTTTCTTTTGAGCCGGAAAGTGCAACCGACAAGACGTTCAGAGCGGTTTCCGCCGATCCGTCGAAAGCCACCATTAGTGTGAAAGATATGACAATTACGGTAAACGGCGTGGCGACAGGTAAGGTGCAGATCCCTGTGGTGAGCGGAAATGGTCAGTTCGCCGCAGTGGCTGAAGTCACCGTTACTGAAGCGGGCGCTGCAGGGTAAACGGAGGTAATACATGTTTCTGAAAACAGAACAATTTGAATATAACGGTGTGTCCGTCACGCTTTCCGAATTGTCTGCGCTGCAGCGGTTTGATTATATAAAGTTTGTTTCAGACGCAGAACAACAGGAGACAACGAAGCATGATGTCGTGCACATTAACCAGCGATATCTGGAAACGGCATCCCTGCTTGTGGCGATGTCGCTATGGCATTCCCATTCCCTCAAAGGCACTCTGGCCTCTCCGGAGACAGAGATGCAGCAGATCCGCCGTGAAGTGATGCTGGGATGGCCTGCTGATGCACTGAATCAGGCAACGAACCGGGTGCTTTATCTTTCAGGTATGCTGGATAACCGGCACGATGCCGATCCTGAACAAACCGGTAAAGCAGAAGCGACTGAGTCGGTAACATCAAAAAAGCATTCGAAGGCGAGCTGAACTTTGTCCTGAAACTGGCGCGAGAGATGGGGAGACCCGACTGGCGCGCCATGCTTGCCGGGATGACATCCACCGAATATGCCGACTGGCGACGTTTTTACTGCACGCATTATTTTCAGGATACCCAACTGGACGCTCATTTTTCCGGGCTGATGTACGCCGTACTCAGCCTGTTTTTTGGCGATCCGGATATGCATCCGGCGGATTTCAGTCTGCTTGCTCCAGCGTGTGAGGAAGAGCAGACGGAGATGCCGGACGAGGAAGAAATGCTGATGCAGAAAGCGACAGGAGTTGCCGGAGGCGTCCGGTTCGGAGGGGACGGAGGGCGCGATATTTCACCTTCTGCGGATGTGGTGGATGTCAGCGAGGATGATGTTGCATTAATGATGGCTTCAGCGGGGATTTCCGGAGGTGTGAGATATGTCCCAGCCAGCGGGTGATCTGGTTATTGATTTGAGTCTGGATGCGGCCCGGTTTGATGAACAGATGGCCCGGGTACGCCGTCATTTTTCCAGTCTGGAGGCGGATGCCAGAAAAACCGCCAGTACTGTTGAACAGGGGCTGAGCCGACAGGCGCTGGCGGCACAAAAAGCCGGGATATCAGTCGGACAGTATAAGGCTGCCATGCGCACACTGCCCGCACAGTTCACGGATATTGTCACTCAGCTTGCCGGTGGTCAGAATCCCTTCCTTATCATGCTGCAGCAGGGGGGGCAGATCAGCGATTCATTCGGTGGACCGCTCAGCCTGCTTACCCTGCTGAAGGAGGAACTTCTCGGGATCAGGGATGCCTCTGAATCATCAGAGGAGTCGCTGTCAGATACGGCAAATGCACTGGCTGAAAATGCCCGGAATGCCGGTGAGCTGGGACGATTTATGTCGGTGGCCCGTGTGGCGGCAGGTGGCGGGGTTGCCGTACTGGCCGCGCTTGCTGCCGCCGCCTGGCAGGCAGAGCAGGCTGACCGGGCCTTATTGCGTTCACTGATCCTGACCGGAGGGGCGGCTGCCACCACAACGGCAGAATTGTGGAAAATGGCCGGGGTGATCAGCGATGAAGCCGGTGGTGGTATCAGACAGGCGGCAGAAAATCTGGCCCGTCTGGCAGAAAGCGGGAAATATACCGCCGGGCAGCTACGGATCATGGGGGAAACCTCTCAGAGATGGCTGCAGACGGTGGGGGACGATGCCGGGAAGGTGGAAAAAGCCTTTGAAGGGATTGCAGCAGATCCGGTGAAGGCGCTGGCCTCCCTGAATCAGCAGTATAACTTCCTGAGCGTTTCCCAGTTACGCCATATTGATGAGCTTGAGCGCACGAAAGGTAAACAGGTTGCGGTGACGGAGGCGATGTCCCTGTTTGCGGATGTCATGAATGCACGTCTGGAGCAACTTGATAAAGCGGCCACGCCGGTGGAAAAAATCTGGGACGATGTTAAAACCTGGACTTCTGACGCATGGGCATGGATAGGTGATCATACACTGGGGGCACTCAGTCTGATCACTGACGTGGTGGCCGGAACCGTTGAACAAGTGAAGCTGCTGCTTGTGCAGGGGGATCTGGCGCTGGCTGAATTTATTCAGTCAGCCTGGGAAACGACAAAGAATGTGCCCGGCGTTGGTGCGTTGTTTGGTGAACTGGCAGAAGAGAACCGCGTATTTATTGAGAAAACAAAACGCGATGAACTGGCGCTGAGAAAATCCATTGCGGAACGGGATGCGCGTATACGCCAGGGGGAAATGGGGTACATCAACCGCTCGCGTGCAACAGGCGTCAGCAAAGGTCCGGGGCAGCAGGAAGCCGTCAGCCGTCTGGCTGAAGAGCTGACAGGTAAAAAGCATACATCACCGAAAACGCGCTCTGCCGGGGAGAGGGAAGAGGAGCAGGCAAGAGAGGCTCTGCTTGCCCTTGAAGCTGAGCTCAGGACGCTGGAAAAACACAGCGGTGCGAATGAGAAAATCAGCCGGCAGCGCCGTGATTTATGGAAGGCGGAAAGTCAGTATGCGGTCCTGAAAGAGGCTGCCACGAAACGACAGTTATCTGAGCAGGAAAAATCCCTGCTGGCGCATAAAGACGAGACGCTGGAGTACAAACGCCAGCTGGCTGAGCTGGGCGACAAGGTTGAATACCAGAAACGCCTGAATGAGCTGGCACAGCAGGCGGTGCGGTTTGAAGAGCAGCAGAGCGCGAAGCAGGCCGCCATCAGCGCAAAAGCCCGCGGTCTCACTGACCGTCAGGCGCAGCGGGAGTCTGAAGCGCAGCGTCTTCGGGACGTGTACGGTGATAATCCGGCTGCGCTGGCGAAGGCCACATCGGCACTGAAGAACACCAGGTCTGCGGAGGAGCAGCTTCGTGGAAGCTGGATGGCCGGGCTGAAGTCCGGCTGGGGCGAGTGGGCGGAAAGTGCGACGGACAGTTTTTCGCAGGTTAAAAGTGCTGCCACGCAGACCTTTGACGGTATTGCACAGAATATGGCGGCGATGCTGACCGGTGCAGAGGCAGACTGGCGGGGATTCACCCGTTCGGTGCTGTCCATGATGACAGAAATCCTGCTTAAACAGGCCATGGTGGGCATTGTCGGGCGTATCGGCAGCGCCATTGGCGGTGCTTTCGGTGGTGGTGCATCTGCTTCCTCGGGGACGGCCATTCAGGCTGCGGCGGCGAACTTCCATTTCGCGATCGGAGGATTTACGGGGACGGGCGGCAAATATGAGCCTGCGGGGATAGTTCACCGCGGGGAGTTTGTTTTCACGAAAGAGGCAACCAGCCGGATAGGTGTGGGGAATCTTTACCGTCTGATGCGCGGCTATGCGGAAGGTGGTTATGTGGGTGGTGCCGGAAGTCCGGCGCAGATGCGGCGGGCGGAAGGTATTAATTTTAATCAGAACAATCACGTGGTGATTCAGAACGACGGCACCAACGGACAGGCGGGGCCGCAGCTGATGAAGGCGGTGTATGACATGGCCCGCAAGGGGGCGCAGGATGAGCTCCGGCTGCAGTTGCGTGATGGCGGTATGTTATCGGGGAGCGGGCGATGAAAACCTTTCGCTGGAAAGTGAAGCCGGATATGGAGGTGAACTCGCAGCCATCGGTGCGTGAAGTGCGTTTTGGTGACGGGTACTCACAGCGTATGGCGGCAGGGCTGAATGCTGACCTGAAAACATACCGTGTGACGCTTTCCGTGACCCGGGAGGAGGCCCGGCATCTGGAAGCGTTCCTGGCAGAGCACGGAGGCTGGAAGGCATTTTTGTGGAAGCCACCCTATGCATACCGGCAGATAAAGGTGACCTGTGCCGGGTGGTCTGCGCGGGTCGGGATGTTGCGCGTTGAGTTCAGCGCGGAGTTTAAGCAGGTGGTGAACTGATGCAGGATATTCACGAAGAAAGTCTGAACGAGTCGGTTAAATCAGAGCAGTCACCGCGGGTGGTACTCTGGGAAATCGACCTGACGGCGCAGGGCGGTGAGCGGTATTTTTTCTGCAATGAGCTGAATGAAAAAGGGGAGGCGGTTACCTGGCAGGGGCGGCAATATCAGGCATACCCGATTGACGGCAGTGGCTTTGAGATGAACGGGAAGGGCAGCAGTGCCAGACCGTCGCTGACGGTGTCGAATCTGTTTGGTCTGGTCACCGGGATGGCGGAGGACCTGCAGAGCCTGGTGGGGGCCACGGTGGTCCGCCGCCGGGTGTATGCCCGTTTTCTGGATGCGGTGAATTTTGTGGCAGGCAATCCTGAGGCAGACCCTGAGCAGGAGCTGACGGACCGGTGGGTGGTGGAGCAGATGTCATCGCTGACGGCCATGACGGCCTCGTTTGTGCTGGCGACACCGACGGAGACGGACGG